AGTTTATTAAATAAGAAATCTTCGTACTTATCTGATGTGTTAAATGTTTGTTGTGTTCCTGATTGATATCCTGCGATGCTGTAATAAGTATAAACATCACCAAGTCGTGCTACATCATTATAAGCTAAAGGGGGGGATAATACTTTAGCGGCTGTCATTTCGTAATAATTATTTTGTGGATTCCACATAGTTATATATATATAATAAGATATTATTTTTAAGTAGATGTATAAATTTAGTTAAAAATATTTTTTAAAGGTTATGTAATTGTGCATATTTAGCTGCCCCTCCAGTGCTTTTACCGTATCCTAAATAATCAGCCCCATCAGCTGCTAGTTTTGCGTATTTATTACCACTTGCTCGTGCCATTTTTTTAGCTTCAGTTGAGACAGCTTTACCAACAGCTTTAGCTACGGGATTTTGAGCTATTTTTTTAATTGTAGAGCCAATTTTAGACCAAAATGAGCCACCAATAATACGCTGTAAATCTTTAGTTTCACCAACAACAGGGGCTGAGATAATATCACTTTCAGACAAAACACCAGTGTAAGATTTACTAACACCATTTTCGTTTTCAAAAAATCCAGAATTTATAGCCATCGTATAGATAGTTGGATCGGTGATAACTTTTCCAGAGGTGTTTTGAACTGTAATTTTGTACTGAATATTACAGTTTCCTAATAGCCCAGGTGCTTCTCCAGTAGCTAGAGCAAAGTCTTGACCAGGTTTAAGAACCAAGAAGCCACCAGTTAATGGGACTTTATGAGCTTGATTTTCCATATGAGCCGAGCCCCTGAATTGATTATAATCCATATCTAGCCCATTATTAACTGAGATTTCGAAAAGCTGAGCTTGTGTCATTGTACTCATAATTCCTGCTTGGGTTCCATATGAGATTGCGATATTTTTGGGTGGTAAATAAAAATCTCCATAAGTTGGGTCTTGAACGAGTCCTGGCTTAACATATATTAAAAGAAGGTCGGGGATTTGATTCATAACAATGTTATCACTAATTAATTCGGCTGTGTCATTTGGTTGTAAAGTTCTTCCTTTTTGTGGTGATATATAGCGTGGAGTTTCCATATAAGGAAGAATATTAACTTGTGGAAGAGAATGAGATAGTGGAGGTGTTCTAAAAACACAGTTAATAGTAGGAGTAACAAATGGATTTTGAGAAGCAAAACGACAATTATTAAATGTAGCATTATAGTTTCCTGCTGTAGTTCCTGAATCGTTGTAAATTCTAAGGGTGCGTGAGACATCTCCAAAAGTGGCATTGATAGACAAGTTAGAAACACCATAAAGACCTACGCTATCACTTTCTTCCTCGTTGAAAATAAAAGGAGATAAAACCAGATTTTCTGTGACGCTAAATTTAAAATAAAAAGTCTTAACTTTATTAGCTCCGTATGAAGCAGCGTCTGTTGGATATGTTGGTTCAGGTTGAGGATTTCCATTGATATCACACCATTCAATAGAACTAAAAGCACCATTACTAACTGAATCGGCATCGAATGATTTACCGTAACCCATTAGTGGAGAGTTAATATTATTATTGGCATCCCCATAAAACGCATATTTATCTAACATTGTGGGGGTAGTTCTTAATTTACGGTTAGATTTCATATTTGTAAGGCGTAAGAGTTCATTTAAAATATCTTTTTGATTAACAGTTACATTTGTGTTATTAATCATCACATTCAAAGAGTTCATACAGCTTTGTAAAGGAAAGGCACATAAAGCACAGTTATCACCAAATCTTAAAATAGGAACAGGTATTGCATCTTCTCCACCAGCAGCAGTAGGTTTATTTAACAGATGAACGTCAATAGCCATAATAACACCAGTACTTAGAGCTAATTTCCTATCCATAAATACATTTTTAGAAGGTGTATTAATATTAAAGGATAAATTAGAAGATGATGATGTAATGGCTTGAAATGGAACATTACTTAAACTTATCGCACCTTCTTGAACGGCAAATGATGGAACGTTTTGGATAATTCTAGAGTCATAGACTTTAACTTTTTGTATAGAAGTCATATTATATATATAATGTATTAGAGAAAATAAATTATATGTTATTTATGTATTTGTAATTTTCTAGATAAAATTTATTTTTTCAAAAAGGAATTTAATTGAAATGTTAGATAAATTACTCATCTTAAGGGGTACTAATTCACCGGTCAATCTTGCTTTCCAGTAGATATTTATATTTATGCTTTTAATTGGTTTGTTAGAATTTGAGAAAGAAACATAACGATATTGAGAAGTTGGAATATAAGAAATAAACTGCTTATACTCATATGAATTATCTAAAGTTAAAGCTATGTCCGTTATGATTGGTTCAAATGCTGAAACCGATGATGAAACAGTTGATATATTAGAATCTCCAAAAATAATTGGTGGTGCTACACCTTCCGCTACAATTGGTAAAATATTAGATGTGAATACAATTGAAGATATAGGCGACCAAAATGTGCCTAGACTAACTGCTTCCTGAACTACCTTAATATATTTATTGTCTTGTAAAACTACCTCATTTAATCCTAATTCATTTACAGGTAATATTTGATACGCTAAATCATCATTATATTGGTCTCCTCTTTTAGTAGGATAATGTGAGCATAAATTATATAAATTGGTATTAAAATAAATTGTTATGTCTTCGTCTTGTGGGTGATATAAATCAAATTTATTATTATCACTATTAAAGACCATAACGGGCGGATATAATGTTGTTCCTGATTGTGTGTTAATGTCATTTATAATTCCTTGAAATGTGTTATTAATCAAACTAACGAAATGGTGATATGTATGAACATAATAATACTCATTATATACGTCTTGACTGATATGTATGGCACTTAATAAAGTTTTACTACTATCTTCTGGTTGGTATTTTATTGCCTGTGTTATAAGTGTTCCTTTGTATGAAATAGAAATGGTATAAATTGTTTTATTTGGGTCTGATTGGTTAGCTTCTATAACGGGAATAAAAAGGGGTAAATCTTTAATTCCGTCCATTGTGTATCTTATAATTGACATCTTATACTTACTGGCATCTGATATAATTGGAAGGTCACGGGTTTCATTAAATTGAGCAACTGGGTCATTTGTGTTTCCTGTTGATTTTGTTTTTCCATTAACAATATCAACATTATAATAAATAGTTTGAAAATCACGGTGTCTATCTTGATTATAATAATTTACGCTTGAAAGCATTTTATATATAACTGTAGAGAGATAATTATTTCTTTAAAATTTCATAAGTTAAATTTACTACAACATCATCAGCGTCTTTATTTTGTTCATCCTTAAGTTTATTCATTAAGTCGTGGTATTGGTCTAAACTTAACTTATAAAACAATAATCTGCTTGCGGTGTGTCTCCCACACGTCGCTATATCCATCCTCTCTTTTTGAACTGGTTTATTATTGTACTCTAAATTATACCCTGCTTTATAAATCAATTCTAAAAGTCTGGGTTTATCCTGACCAAATTCTTTATTTATTTCGTCAGGGGTATTTAAATTATGTCCCTGAGTGTCAGGAAAATATCCATAAGGGTCAAAAAATTCCACCGTATTACCTTTTTTTATTACGCTTATCCAATGTCCCGTTTTACCGTTCTCTGTCAAGTATAGTATTATACACCGTCCTAAACTGTCAAGTAATTCATCAAAATGGTTAATATTATAAAGTTGGTCGTATGTGTGTATTTTTGTATCAGGGTTTAGAATATATTGTAAGTCAGCATCAGATAAAGCATAACTCTTTAACATATCTACAAGCTTTTTATTGGTCATATACTTAACTATATATAAAATTTTCTTAACATTAATCACGGTCATCATCAACTCCAGCAAACCCTGAACTTTGAGATAGTACATAATTAGGATAATGTTTATGAACACACGCCCACCGTCCCATTTTTTTAATAGTTGGTATAACCTTTTTATCTAACGATGTATAATTCTTTAATAAATAACCTAAAATATAATTGCTTGTGTTTTGAGGAAATATTATTATTCGTGTCGCTTCGTGTAAAATTAAACGTGTCCTTTTGTAGTCAGATAATT